AACACGAGATCATCACGTCGCCATGCGGAAATACAATCTCCAGATCATCCCGAATTCAGTCAAGAACATGATGTCCATGGTCACAGCCGCCGTCAACACGTACCAGGAACTAAGGTTGACAAAAGACAATTACAGGATCAATTTCCTTCAACTGATGTGCCATGCCTCTGCTGTCATCATGATGGATTGGAGTTTTCCCGATACAATCCACAACTTCGGAGAATTTTGGGGAGTGCTAAACAAGTGCCCCGAATGCCATCTCCCAATTCAGGAGCCTAATTCCTCCTTCAAAAGCAAAGCCATCTTGCATGTGGATCCATCGGATTTTTCCTCTCTTAAGAGTGACATCCGAGATGCGACGAAACTGATTGAAAATTATCTGGCCGAAGCAGACACAAAACATGTATACCGGATCATCACTAACCTGACTGAACCCCCATTGGAAGATGCCCAGAGAGTATTAGCAGGTGAGCTGTCACGCCTCATGATCCAACATAGGACAACCATGACATACGTGTACAACGTGATGGTGCCCACAGCATCTAACTTATCTGACCTGGCACAGCTAAAGGCTAGAACGGACAGAACCAGGTCCATCACTGGATCTGAAATCGCAAAAATTCCAGGATCTATCCTTGCCGAGGAACTCATACCATACGTGGTAGATTACACATATCACATCTTTGATTTGGATGATCAAGTTAGGATCTCTGCTTTATATCAGACATTTGATGGGCAGATGCTTCCATGGGCACCATTTGTGATGCAGCTCGGGAAAGCCATGAAGCTTCACTCAGTATTATCTGCTATATGCAATATGGCCTCCCTCCCGATATCTGCCGCATTTTCAGCCCTCTCAAATCCGACCCAAGCATGCCTCTTCATTGGTAGAAATCTGTCTTCCTATCAATTTGACACGACACCGGAATGGGTCATGACTGTGAGAATGCCGGCATACAGTCCGACATCTGCAATCATTGGAAAACTTGAGTCACACCAGAGTATTCTGAGGCACATCTTTGCCTATATGCATCCGATAGAGCAATTCATCTACTATGATGAGCATACCATGGATATCCACGATGATGCTGATACGGTGCTCCTAGATGACTTCCTAGCAATGCTATATTATCCAAGGATAACTGTCGCTGATCTGAAGCCCAGGTTGAGAATGTCAAGGCAAAAGATTGATGTTTGCCCTTACGATTTCCAACCTGATGAAGTTAGGTCCTTCCAAGATGTGGTGGTAGGCAGCCGATACCGTAGGAATCTTTTATACATCTGGAACAAGAATATGAAATGGCCTGTGGACAAGATTCTCAAGACTTTGGAGGCTTACATTAATGAGTATGGAATTGATGAGGATAGGCCAAACATCACCATGACTTTACATCTCGTCGACTTACCTTCGTGTTACTCTCTAGTTCGCGAGCTAGGAGAAACTAACGATGCAGATGACTATGAGGATGAAGTGGAATTGACAGGAACGCAGAGAGTCCAGCTTTGGCAACCCAATTCACTCAAGGTGTTAATACCAAAGAACAGGTCCCACATGGAAACAATTCTTGTACAAAGGTTGGCTTTTGACACTGTGATTGCTCCTCCTGGACCTAATCCACCTTACATCCAACAACTTGATGTCACACATGTCTCACGATTTGGAGGCTATGGAACCACTTCTTCGTGCAAGCTCTATTCTCTCTTGAGAGGTACATGGATTTGGGATAACAGGGACAAGATCTCTGGATCGTTCGTCTGCCTCGCTGATGGAGAAGGAGGGGATA